GGCGCAACGGATCGCAAGGCGAACCGGCGCACCTCGCCCAAGATGAAGATGGTCCAGGCGGAGCACGTCAGGACTCCCGGCAGCAGCCCGCACGCGCGGTTCCGCTCCGGGATCCCCACCGGTACCACTCCGCACTTCCGGATGTGGATGGCTGACCTCCGTCTCAAGTCCGCACTGCAGAAGACCAAGCTGATCAGCCTCGCCTCCGCGACGGCTACGGAGCCGAAGGCTGCGGCCGGTTATGCGATGATCGCTACGTCGCGTGGCCTCCGCATCAAGAGCGTCTGGGATCTCGTGAACCGGAAGCGCTCGGAACTCCTCGACATCCCCGGCATCGGTCCGGCGCGTCTCCGTGCGCTGCACGCTGACCTCGTGAAGCACAACGTTCAGCCGAAGTGGAGCGCGGAGTAATGCCCTGGCTCCTCTTCTGGCAGATCGTGCTGCTGATGTTCCTCGCGATGGTCTTCGCGGTTATCGTCATCAACGCTGCCAAGGCTCCGGCTAAGAAGTCGGAGGGCTGACGTGGCGACGGAACGCGCGTCGATGACCATCTCTGAGTTCGAACAGGGCATGTTCGACTTGGATGGGGCGACGGAGTACAAGAACATCTTCGTGTATGGCGACTCCGGCGTGGGGAAGACTGTGCTGGCCGGTACCTGCCCCGGCAGGGTGCTGTTCCTGGCCGGGGAGCCGGGGTACATCAGCGCCGCAAGGCAAGGTGCGCAGGGTCGGGTCAGGATCATTCCGGACACTGCGACGGCGGTTGCCGCAGCCGCCTGGCTGGAACAGGGCGGGGCACAGAAATTCGACTGGATCGTGGTCGACGGCTTGGGCACGATGCAGAACAAGTTCCTGCTCTCGTATGCGGCCGAGGCATTCGACGCCAATCCAGCCAAGCGCGCACACCGGAACCTTCCCGACAAGCCGGACTACTTCAACGCCCAGAACTTCACCAAGAGCTGGGTTGCCCGGCTGATCGACGTTCCCGCCAACGTCCTCTTCACCGCGCACGCTATGCGGCCGGAGAATGACGACGGTGAGCGCGTGGTGTACCCTTCCATCCAGGGCAAGGGGTACGAGGTTTCCAACTATATCTGCGGTCTGATGCACGCGGTTGGCTACATGAGCCCACGGGTGCGGAAGACCGGCACGGAGGTAGTTCAGGTCAGGCGTATCCTCTGGCGGCACTACCGTGACCCGGACGCGGAGACGAACTACTTCGCCAAGGACCAGTTCGATGCGCTCGGGACGTACACTGATGACTTGTCGATGAAGGAGATCATCGACATCATCGATAACAGCAAGCCCAACAACTCTCCTCCGCTTCCACAAGTGGTCGTGGAGGAGTCGGATGCGGTCACCCGTAAGCCGACAACCCGACGTGCAACCGCACGCCGGAAGTAACAACAGAAGGAGTCGAGAATGCCGAAGGCGAAGTGGGGAACAGGAGATGAAGCCCTCACCGCAGCGGACATCGACGGAGCGGAACGGAGCCAGTTCAAGCCTTATGACGGCGAAGTTCCGCCGTCCGGGCTTTACCGGTTTGAGATCAAGTCGATGAAGCAGGGGGAGTCGAGCGGCGGCAACCCCAAGCTGACGACGACTCTGACACTGGACGGCAGCTGGAAGCCCAAGCATGCCAAGTACGACGGATGCCCCATGTGGGATCACATGCCGGTCATGAAGAACACCGCCTGGCGCGTGGCGGCGCTGTGCGACGCGATCGGCGCAACGTCCAAGGACTTCCACAACGGAATGGTGGTGGACGAGAACGGCAAGGTCACCAAGTTCGGTTCAGTCGGTGATCCGTCCGGTCTCCTGGTGTACGTCAACGTGAAGCACCAGCCTGCGGCGAACGGCTACGCTGAGAGCTTGAGGCTCAACGGCAGTGGCTATCTGCCGATCGACGAAGCGCCGGACGATGAGGACGGCGCGGCAGATGAAGACACCGCCCGTGACGACGACGGTGACGACGCCGATCTGGATGAGCCTCCCTTCTAGGCTTTCCTGTAGGATGGGGGATAGGGCCAGCCGGGCTGTAAACCGGCTGGCCCTCTACAGTATCGGCACTACAATCCTCGGAGCTATCCTGTAGAGAGCAACGGAAGGGGCCAGCAATGATTGTTAGGATACCGCCGGTCGGCGTCATGGATGACGAGACGCTGATGAAGCACCTAGACCTCAGGCACGACAACGAATTGCGTATGCGGTTCGTGCCGGAGCCTGACAGGGAGGAGCGGCGGCTAGTGGCGGGCAAGGAGTGGCGCACCTATCACGATACCATGCACCGCCTGAACGCGGAGAGGTATGACCATGAGCACAACCCCCAGTAGGGTGCCGCAGCCGGAGTCCGAAGAGGAATACCTGCATCGGATAGCAAGGGAAACCGGCGAGGACATCCGCGACGTACGGGACGTGTTCGAGGCGCTGAAGTCTTGCGCCGCTGAGGAGGAAGAGGAGAGCGAAGATGGAGTATGACCGCAGCAAGCTGGACTGGGTCGACCACCCGGAGAAAATCTTCGTGATCCATGACAAGGAGCTGCTGCTGGACGGCGATATCCACTTCGCTTCCTCAACTCGGCAAGGCGCGGAGGCGGCCATAGCTACGCGCAAGATGGAAAGCGTTGCGGTCAAAGAGATCACACTACACCGTCCCAGCCTGCGCGCGGTCTATGGAGGACCGACGCTGATCGAGGCGCTGTGGGCCGAGATGGACTCCATCATGGAGCGCCTCATGACCGGTCAGGCCTCTGAGGACGGTGGAGACAAGTACCGCGCGCAGGAGCTGGCCTGGGTCCTGGCAATCGTTACCAACGCCTACGATCCGTCCGTCGACCGGATCCGCAAGGAGGCCATGGCTCGCTGGGAGAGGCAGCAGGCGGAAGAGGCAGGGTACGACTCAGAATACGCGGAGCCGCAGTCATGAGCCGGTGGAGCCGTAACAACCGCCGTTGGGCTGCGGTGCTCGGCTGTGGACCGGCCGGACTGTTCGCTACGCACGCGCTGATGCAGAACGGTTGGAACGTAAGGGTTTTCTCCAAGATGCGCAAGTCGGAGATGTTTGGCGTGCAGTACCTGCACGCTCCGATTCCCGGCCTGACCGATGGCCAGGAGCCGCGCACCGTCAAGTACCAGCTGAACGGCGACGTGTCCGGCTACCGCGAGAAGGTCTACGGACCCAACCCCGTAAAGACTTCTGTTGAAATGCTTGAGTCTGAGCATCTGGCCTGGGACATCCGCGCCGCGTACGACCGTGCTTGGGAGATGTACTCGCAGATCATCATGCACGCGCCGGATCTGAGCTTCCGTGATCTGGGGGTAGGCGACCCTGACTCGGAATCGGGCGTCATCAGCCAGCAGTACGAATACATCATCAGCTCCATCCCGGCACCAGCGCTTTGCTTTGCAGAGCACAGGTTTCACACCCGGGAGGTCTGGGCCGCCGGGGACGCGCCGGAGCGCGGGACCTTCTGCCCGATTGACGTAGCGCCGGACGACACGATCATCTGCGACGGCACACGGGACGTGGGCTGGTACCGGACGGCAAAGGTGTTCGGCTACCGGACGGCAGAGTGGCCCGAGCGACGCAAACCTCCATACCACGGCGTCACCCTGATCAGCAAGCCGATCTCGACGGACTGCGATTGCTTTCTCCGGCGCGGAGACTCGCCATTCAAGGTCCTGAAGGTCGGCAGGTTCGGGGCCTGGAACAAGACCGTACTCTCTCATACCGCATACACCCAGGCGGCACAACTATGACTGGGGTGCACGCGTTGCGTACCAACGGATACGGCAGGCCGGTGGTGTCGCTTGATATTGACGGCACGCTGGGGGACTACCACGGAAACTTCCTCGACTTCGCACAGCGCTACTTCGGACGGTTGTTCCCCCACAAGGAGATTATCAACCCCGGCTTGCCGTTGTGGGAGTTCATGGGTATCAGCTTGCGTGACTACCGCGACGCGAAGCTGGCGTATCGGCAGGGCGGCTGGAAGCGCTGGATGCCCGCGTACGAAGGCGCATCCCTCCTCACGCGGCAGGTCCGGCGGAAGCTCGGCGCGGAGCTATGGCTGTGCACCACGAGGCCCTATCTCCGACTCGACAACGTTGACCCGGACACGCGGGAATGGTTGCGGCGCAACGAATTGGAGTATGATGCTCTGCTGTTCGATCCGGTAGCCGACGGATCGAAGTATGACGAGTTGTACCGGCAGGCCGGAGGTCGAGTCGCTTCGGTCGTTGATGACCTGCCGGAAATGATCGAGGAGGCGGAGCGGCTACGCATGCCTGAGTTCGCGCAGCCAATCCTCCGTGACCAACCCTACAACCGACACCTCAGCTTCGCTCGGCGCGCCATGTCGCTAGAGCAGGTAGCTGAGTACATCAGATACGACTTGGAAGTCTGGAGGTCCAAGTATGGACAAGACTGAGGCTCGATACACCGGGCGCAAGGGCGTCCTGGAGCGCGCGCTGAAGTACACGACTCAGGAGCGGAACAAGAGCTACGGCGAGCCTGATGAGGACTTCCAGCGGATTGCCGCGACGCTCAACGCGCTCGGATATCGCGCTCCGGCGGGCAGGGAGCTGGAGGGGCATGACGTCTCCGTTATCATGATCAGCCTCAAGCTCTCGCGCCTCACCTGGCAGTCGACGCACCAGGACTCCTGGGATGACATCGCCGGTTACGCGGCCTGCGGCTCCGAAACTGCTGCCCTGCAAGAGGATCGGAGGTCACAGGCTC